AGGCATATATCCCACTACTTTAAGAATTTAGAGAACATATCTTCTCTGTCTGTTCTGATACAAATAATGATAGTGATTCTATCAACCTTGCTGTTATTGGGAACCCAATGACAATACTGATTATCAAACCAGTAATAGTCTCCCTGTTTTGCACAAAAATGCTCACCAGGGAAGTGAAAAGCTTGTTCTGGAACATCTGTCTTTCCAGAGTGATAATCTTCGTCAGGAGCGCATTCAAGCTGCACAGCAACCTTGCAATTGTAGTAAGCAGCGTGCCAAGTTCCAGTATCAACATGAGGCTTGCATTCTTTACCTGGCTTGATTCGAGTTATCAGAACCCCTCCCAGTCTTTCGCCTTTCACTTTGCCCATAATTTCATAGGCCAATTCCTTGATAGACGGAAGATGCATAATGCTTGGATACCAAACGGACTCATGCGGATACTTCTGCATAGCCAAGTTGCACGGAATATCAGGATTAACGTCATCTAAATGCTGATACCTTACCCAGATGTCATCAAGTCCATGATGAGGGCTAGAAGGGTCTTTGCGTCTAAAATCGTATTGGTTCCAAACTTGCGGATTGTTTTTTAGTTCGAGCTGAATCCTACGAATAATATCCATACCGACATTGCCTAGATGCAACATAGTGTCAGACATTCTTCATTATCTCCTGTAGTTCGTTTATGAGCTTTTTCGTAACTTCTCGGCCTACTTTCAGACCTTTAAAATTTGGCTGCATCTCAATCTCTTTCAAGAATTCATGCCTTTCTTCATCAAACACCAATCCTGTTAAGTATTCGTAAATATCTTCTGGCTCATTGAATAAAGCCTTCCAATTTAAATGCAGTCCGTCTATCCTGTTTAAATCTCTTTCTACGTTTGCAATTGGCTCAAGACCTATAGCAACCAATGATTCATTAATCTCATTTTCATCACGATGCAATATGATTTTCTTTGCCGGATGAGAATTAACAAAATCAGGGAACATATACAACCCAGTACATGCAACACCTAGCTTTTTAGCAGACTGAATCGAGTCCAAGTAATTATAATGATGAGTCCATAGCGGGTCATGCAGGCACAGTGTTTTATCAGTCGTAAGCCAATTAGCGGCCCATGTTGTGCCTGATCTTGGAGCAGCTATCAACATAAAATCTATCATAACGGTATGAACGTCATAGTAGGTGCCGCGCTGTAAGTAACCGTTACCACATCCTTATTTCCAACTGGAACAAGTCCCGCAGTTAATCCTGTTGCGTGAACCGATACCCTAGTTAAACTAATCGCGCTAACCGTCCCTCCAGTTACTACAACATGCCCGTTATTCTGTGCCGTGTAAGCAAATGGTGAAGCTCCAACCGTTATGCTTGATTCTTTTGCTGGCTGTACAGGTGCCAGCAAGTTAAAAAATTGCCACCAAGCAAGAGAAACCATCTCTTGATCGTCGGATACTTTCTGATTTCTAGAAGGTACGGTAATCAATTTTCCCCCGCCAATGCGTTAAGGTTAGCAGAAATTATTACAGCATTAATCGGGTCGCTCACATTAACCTCATAAATCCTATCCCTTGCATGTCCCAATCGCCTCCAAAGAGCGCGATTCTTGTATTGTCCTACTTGTCCAATAGATACCCAATGCTCATTAGACCAAGTAGATCCTCCATCATCAGACCATCTCAACATTGCTTGCGGGTTTTGTCCCTGTCCTGATTGGAGTCCAACCCCAGGTTGAAATTGAATCTGTAAATCGTTATAGAACATTCTTTTCAAATCTGAAGTCAAATGCGGGCAGCGTCTTTGACGTACTATTTTCTGTCCGTTATCGGTGTATTGTTTTGTGTCTTGGATATATATATTGCCATTTTGCCAATCACCGACCATCACATTATTAGCGAAGTTCATCATGCAGTTAGCTCGTACTCTGTGCTGTACGTTCATATTATCAACCCAGCATCTACGATGCCACATATTAGTAGATAGATCGTAAGCCCAAGTCACATCGGCGGACGGAAAAGTGATAACGTAAAACTCATGCCCTGCTTCTTGGTATGTGTAGGCTACAGCGTCAGAAGTAATCGCATAACTTTGTATTGCGTTTTCAATCGGGAAAGTTGAAATTCTCTGAGCGTTGTAACCGTTCATCATTACAACTGTTGCAATACCTCTTTTGTCTTGAGCAAGGAACGCGAAAGACTCACCAAGTTGGGCAATTGATCTTTTAGCCGCACAACCATGTTGAATAGACGAACCAGGAACGCATTGGAATGGGAACGGGAACGAACCAACATCTACCCAAACTTCGCAGGTATATTCACTGAGAAGGAATATCTCTCTTCGATTTGCTATCAGCCCTACCATGTTTCCAGGAGCGGTTAAAGTAGAACCAAAGTTCAATCCACTCGAAACGATAGACCCAACATTAGTACACCCCCATTGGTTTGTATTCGGGGAGTTGTAGATTATATAATTATCTACAGTGTCAACAAAGTTAGCCCCATTGAATGCGCCATCCGTGACAATTGTTATAGCTCCTCCAGCGATAGGCCAGTAATACCGATTCGTACCATCTGCCATATAGACATAGGTTCCGTTGTCGGTGATCGAAACAATCCCCGTAGATGTAGTCAAGTATCCGATTCGTGCCGCTACAAAAGATGAGCTAAAGGTGTAAACAACATTCCCAGCTATAACTATTGAGTTAGTCCCACCGGGTAGAGGATGCATACCTCTAACCATAGCAGGATTGTCTAGAGTAACGGCTAGAACAAGTCCGGGAGTAGGATATAAAGCCATCACTCCACGATCAGGCGCTATCCCTGTTTGCTTTGACCCATTGCTTTTTACAGTGTCAATTTCAGGATACCAATTAAGGCATACCTGAGCATCTTGATAAATGCTTGCCGTTTCGTAAGCTGCGCCTACAAAAGAAAAGTCACTCATGTTGTAAATCCGCCGGTCAGTATCCAGCCCGCATCTCCACCATGCCTAAAGTCAAGCAGAGCAGGGTCGAATGAGGATGCAGCGGGATTAGCCATGTTGGTACGTTTAATCCATGACTTAGCATTAGCTGCATTTTTCATGATTAGCTGCACCAATCCCTGATCTGTAGTGCGTCCGTACTCAGGCAATAGATACTCAGCCAAACACCAGCGCAGAGCCATGTTGTAGCCGGGTGGCAATGTAACAGTGTCTTGCAGAGAGCCAAGTCTGCCAAGGATAGTCTCAGCGAATACATGCATCTCTCCACTAGTAGGAACAGGCCATACAGTGATATTCCCAACCGGACTAGATGGCTGATAGTACAAACCTCTAGGCCAAGGGCCGTTCAAAGCCTTCAGTCCGATCTGGTTGTAATTCTCGACATTCATTATCCCAACTGGATAATCCAAAGTGGACACACGAACAAATGCAGAGTTGATCTTCAGAGGACGCTGATAATAGGTCGTCAACGCACCAGAAACCACCGTCTGACTGATACTGACTTCGTAAGTACCTATCCCGCCTGCGCCAGTGATAAAGTCTGTTACTTGCGTTCCTGTAGCTGCTCCACCGATGTATTGACCGATGGCGATGTTACCTAGAGGGATTGCGGATACTGTCAGCGTTCCGGTTCCATTTGTATTTGTAGAAATTGAGCCTGTAAAACTTCCACCGATTGTTCCACCCTGTCCAATGGTGTACTTATACGTTCCGTTCGTTAGCGTCCAGATTATCTCTGTTATATACGGAATCATCATGGTCGAGTTTGACCATGTTTCCAGCATATCATTGAGCATTTCTAGAGCGTCATTAGCATCAGCAGGAGCCAAAGTTTCACCAGGAGAATAAGCTCCAATGGCTTTTAATGATCTGGTTATGATGTCTAAAGCTGTAGTCATTATTTATCCCTACTTCCCATTCCTATGCAACTTAGACAACCCCCAGACCAGCACCACTAAATCCTTAGTGTCAGAAGCAAGGCCGATTTCTGAACCTACGCCAGCAACACGCGAGTCTAATGCCTGAAGAGAGGATTCTGTTTATGCCACCTCTTCGCGCAAAGATATTGGTATTTGATACTTCCTGCGAATCTTGATACATAGCAACCAGCACAAAAAACCAAGTAGAAAACGAAGCATTTAAGCTCCCGTCATCGAAACAGGAATGACGTAGGTAATCGGCACTGCGATTGTGAAAGTGTCGCTAACGGGCGCACCTACAGGGTTATTAGCAGCGTCTACAGCTTGAATCGTTGCCACATACACATCAGGCAACAGATCGACAGAAACAGAAGTTTCTCCCATCTTTACATCAACAGCTACGTTTGTGCCAAGTTGCCCAACGATAGTAAGAATAGCTTTATCTACAACAGCGCCTTCAGGAGCAGCACCCCAAACGATAGATTCGATACGAGTTGTCATTTTGTTTTCCTTAGAAGCCGTACCAAGTGGTAGCGGCTGAGTTTGTTGGCGTTCCTGCGACTGAGTTATACACAATTTCTACTGCTTGCCCTGCAATTACAGTTGTCGGCAATCCGAGAACAGCTGTAGCTGGAGTTGTCGGAGTCCATGTAATAGTAGTCACAGGGCCACCAAATACAATCCTGCGCCTCTCTCCGTCTGCTGTAGGTGCAGCGAGCGTGATAGTGATCGCAGTTGCACTTGGAGTTGCTATGTACATCGAAGCAATACCTGCCGCCAAAGTCGCAGCCGAAGCAGTAGCAGTAGTGTTAACCGCCCTGCCTGTTGCGATTGCTACTTGATTAGCAGCAATAGCTAGTTGTTGGGTTGCGTTAAAATACCCAGCAGGAAGCGTGTAGCCGTTGACATAGAAATTGATGATCGAAGCAGGCAAACTACCTACCACACCAGCCCCAATATCCAATTCTGCATCTACTGTGTAAAGTGCAGCCGCATGTGCATTGGCAAAGTATGTGTTAGTTGGATTCGGGCCAGTGCTGTTGTTCATTGAAATCTGGCAATAATGCGTTGTATTTGTCGCATCATTCGCATTACACACATAGCAAGACTGCCCTGCTACCGTTGGGTCGGTAATCGTGTGCTGTGTATAACCTAAGCTTGCAGCGCCCATTGTCATAGCTGCAACCGTACCGGGGAATAAAGTCTGATTTACCATCCCGCCAACAGCAAAAGAATTTGCCGAATCATCAAACGTAATCATCCCGGTATCTTGGGTTAATGTTTTCCCGTTACCGTAAGGAATATCACCAACACCAGGCACAAAAACATCAACCGACAATGTTGTAATCGGCGTCTGACTTGAAGCGATTGAATTACTATATCCAGTCATGTTATCTCCTAGATCGCGCTAACCGGCGTAACGGTTAGAAGTGTTGGTCCTGCTGCGCTTGCGATTGCTGTCACAGACAAAGGCGCATTTGCAGTGGTAATGCACAAAGATTGCAAAGGCGGAATTGGAATACTTCCCGCTACACCGTCAGTAGGAATCACCGAGGCAGCAGCCGTCAAACCATTCTGCGCAACAGTCACATAAACAATCAGCGTGCTTGAAGTGTTTACGAACAGAACAGCGTTTGTATCAGCCGCAGGAGTTATAGTTACGGCAGCATGTGAAGTAGCTACCACCGACAGGCCAATAGTCGGCCCAACCAATTTAGTTACGAGAGTGGTAGCCATATCCGTCCTTACGTCAAAGGTTCTAAGACTGCTTGAACCATACCCACAGCTGCCGTCATTGTCCCTGCTACCAAAACCATCAAAGCATCACCAGGAGCAAAGGTAAGTTTTGTTTGGTCTGTAACAAGAGTCAAAAACTGATTTGCATCAGCAGTTCCACCTGTAGACGCATCAAAAATACCAGAATGCAACAGAACCCCATTAGCAGCAGCAACACCAGACGCGCATTTGTAAAATGTCATTTGCGCACCAGACCCACCGTTAACACGCTGTCTACCTGTAATACCAGTACAAATGCACGGATATGCCGCTACAAACATAGGCTGTGTTACGGTAGTAGCAATATAGTCAAGCGTAACAATTTCTGCGCAAGACTGAGAAGTTGCAACACCTAAAGAACGTCCACCCATAATATCTCTCCTTAGTTGGCTTGAGCGTCAAACACATAACCGTAAATATATACGTCCGCTGTAGCGGCAGCAGTATTTGCGGTTGTGCAACGATAGTACAACGTGTTCTGAGCAGCAGTAATGCCGGGGTTAGCAGTGGAAGCGATAGAATGCGCCACAACTACGCCAGCACTGGAAGCAGCAGACAGAGCAGCAGCGGATACGATAGCCGTACCACCAGCAGCAGGGGCGGTGTACAAAGCACCATAAGCCTGTGCCAAGCTAACAGAAGCATTGGTTACGATTACCGCTGTAACACTGAAAGAGCCTGTGTTAATAGTTGGAATGATGTTGTCGCCAACAACACTCAAGTTTGCGGCGTTAAGTTTACCGATCAAGCGAATTGCTTGGTTAGAGCCAAGCAGTTGCGTTGCGGGGTAAGTGGTTGAAGCAGGGCCGGGATTTGCCATTTTGTTTCTCCTAGATTAGTTCAAAAAATCCCCCAATTATGGGGGATATTTGTTAGCAAGCTACGCGGCAGGACAACTCTCCGTATAAAGGTGCCCATCCAAACAGCGTATCAAAGCGAGTAGGCATCTGGTCGTTGTTGATCGTGTATTGAGTTACTACACGAATCGACATGCCACCCTCTTTACTAGAGGCTCTACCAGCATACTCAACACCACGCGGCAGAGGCAGGTCAGCCATTGCCAACGTAAACGCATTCTTGTGGTGCAAGATGTTTTGCGGAGAGCTAACACCAACCGAACTAAAGCCAATTGCGTAAGGCGTGCAAGTAGCCGTAGTAGAAGCAGTCACGATAGAGCAGTTCTGGAATTGACCAGCAGTGATGATAGCCGGAGAAACAGTCGCGGAGAAGGTAGTGGAACCAGTACCTCCGCAATCAGCCTTAACCACGAAGGTACGCGGTTTAGAACCGTACACTTGGCGATTCTGAGGATTGACCGGATACAGACCAGCGATGGAGATTACATCGCCTTTCTTCAGGGCGATGGTTGCGCTGTTGGTCAAAGTGATTGTCGAAGTGGAAGCCCAGCCGGAAGTAAGGATGCCAGTGTCAGCAGTCGAAGCAGTCAAAGTACCGGCAGTTGCAGCAGCCCAATAACCGGAAGTCTGGGTAGATACGTTTTGGTCAGTTACCCAATCCATACCAGCGGAATCACGACCCATCAAACCAGTGCGGAACTGTTTGTCAATTGCTTGACCTGGAGTAAACAGACCTTTCAGCGAGTCAACAATCACAGCGCCGGAGAACTGCTCCAGAACCATCGTACGATCACCACGCAGCGGAGTACCTTCGGCGGTCAGATAAGCACCACCAAGTAAGTAAGTAGACAGAGCGGATGCCGGAGTACCGTAAGTACCGACAATGTTTGCTGTCTCGTTCTTAGCCATTTGCAGGCCTATGTAGTCGATCTTGTTCGCAATTGCTGCAACAGCGGGCTTGATGACGTTATCAGAGAATGCACCCAGAGAAAGTTTCAGGTCTTTGGTAGTGAAAGCAACATCAACGTGGAACTGATCGCCGTATGGGTTGTTAGTACCACCGGACAAGCCAGGATTACCAACAATAACCGGAATCGAAGTCTGATTGTAGTCTTCAACATTCAGATTCGAGCCAGATGTACCGATGAAGCGCGGAGGTTTGCGAACGTTCAGAGTATCGCCAATCTTCGCACCATCTACTCCGAACGAGTCGTCATATTTACGGGTTACGCCTTCAGCGAATACGATTTCATTTTCAAGAACCATCAAACTCTCGTTTGTGATCTTGGACATTGTCAGGATGGTGTCTGTTGCGCCAAACATCATGCCCATGCGGGTCATGTAATTGGTGAACAGTACATAAAAGAAACTAGAGATGAATTTCATGATAAAGGCTCCAAAAGAGTTAAGAAAGTGGGTTTAGCACGCTCAAAAACTCAAAGGAGCCTTCTTTGGATATTCCCCCGTATGACGAGGTAGCAGGCTAATTACGCTAGCCAAGCAGTTGTTCTGTCGAACAGGTACGACACAAAACCCCTGTTATATGTTGCAAGAATACAACAGTATTTCAAAAAGTGCAAATTAAGTTATTTTGCCTGATCTGCGCAAAGCCTTCCACTCGTCAGCGGTTCCAAAAAATTCGCCTTTGTCGTCTATCTTGTTGCTAGATAATGCTGAACCTGACTTAATTGGAGAGATTACGGCAGCAGGAGTAGCAAGCGGCTTAATAGCAGGAGTTTTCTTAGTTTCCTTTGTTTCTACCTTATCCTCCAGCTTGCCGATAAACTTGTACATCTTGTCCAATGTCATGCCATTCATCTTCTCGACTTCAGTAGGATTCTTAGCCAGGAAGTAACAGATTTCTGGGCCTACATCCGAATCCCTCAGGGCTTCCCTAGCCTCATTGGATACCATTAGCCCGCCTGCGTTATCCATAGTCTCTTTGAAGTCAGGAATGGAGGTTTTAGCCAATTCCCAACGAGAATCCCAGTTAGTATTCTTCTCTTGTTGTTTTTTTGCAACAGTTTCATTCTGGAGTCTGGTTGACTCTTCGCGCTTGGTATTGTCGGAAGTCCACTCTTTGAGTGCTTTGGTGAATTCCTTAATATCTGTGAACTGTTCCGGCTGTGGCTCTGGGTCTTGCTCAGTCTTTACAGGCTCGTACTTGTCTTTGAGTGCCTGAATCTCTGCTGCAATCTTAGCGCGTTCTTCCTTGAGGGTTTTTGCCTCTTCTTGAGCCTTGGTTGCCTTCTCTTCAGCTTCACGCTTTGCAGCAGTCAGCTTGGTAAAACGCTCGTTGATGCCGTGTTTCTTCTTCTCATCCAACTCTGGAGCATCATGGGTTGGGTCTTCTTTTGACTTTGCTTCTTCTTCTTCCGCTGCCTTAGTCTCGGCTTGCTTTGTCTCGATTTCCTTTAGTTCCTTTGCTGCAATCACTTCTGGGTCGGTTTCGTTTGGTATTCCAAGCTCACGGTTCAGATGTTCGTTGTAGTTATCTTGCGTGATGGTAATAATATCGGGTCGATTTTCTACTTCTGACATGGTTTACTCTCCATAGAGGATTATTCCCTGAATCAGTCAGGTTCCGTTTGCTTTTGCTTCCAATGAATACCAATAGGATTGCATTCTAGATATCCTATTCCTTCTATCGTTTTTGATTTAATACTGTCAGAAACGATGCCCATTCCGTCAAATCTGGCTTTCTCACACTCCATTAGCTTGCCATGTATTAAATCACGCACTAACTCGCACCTTAAAGTTGCACTATCATTAACACAAGAAACGCAATCTGCGCATATTCTCATATTAATGCTCCGCTCTTTCCTTTGCTGCGCCTTCCATATTTCCATGCTCTTTGCGCTCATCAATCCTAGCCAGTAATAAAGCCACATGAGCCTGAATCTCTGCAATCTGAAGTCTAGTATCATTATCCACCGCGGTATCGTTTCTCTCTTCATTCGCCCACATTTGAGAGTCATGAGCCTTATTAGACTCAACCATCAGCGTGCGCTTAGTCTGACCTTCCTGCTTCATCTGCTCCAGACCTGTCTTGTATTTAAGCTCAGTCTGTAGTTGTTGGATAGCGTCTTGCATTTGCTTGATGGTAGCGTCAGCCTGTTTCAGCTTCATCTGTACTTGAGGCGGAATGTCACTCTTCTCGTCAATCTGTGATAGAGGATTAGCAGCAGCTAGACGATCTGCCAGCACATCAGAGCCAGGGAAGTCCATTTGCCTTACAATAAGGTCATCACCAACAGCGCCTACCTTCTCACCCATCGGAGTGCCAAGCAGCTGCATCATCGAATCTACACCTTGCAGGCGTTTAGAGTCGTATCCTGGGCCGGTATCCATCACAACATCGTAAGTACCTACACGTACATCATTCAGGACTGTGGCGATAGCTTGCGAAGTTTCGTCTTGTTGCGGGTCTTGATTGATCTTCACCATGCTTGGCGTGCCATCTTCCCCAATAATACGGCGAGTGGTCGATTCGTTCAGCACTTTAGGAATGCCAGACAGAATGATACGGGCTGTATGCTTAATGGAACGTGTTAGGTTGTCGTATCCGTGATAGTTGGAGTTCTCTGACTGGCTACGCTCGGCATTAACAGCCTTACCGGACTTGGCTTTACCTTCTTGCATGTTAGGGTCGAATATACCCATAACCCTTTGCAGATTCTGGTTTGACAAGAATGCAGCCTCAATACTGCCAGACGGAGGCGGTTCAGGTTGCATACGTTGCGGAGGAGGCGCAGGTTGTCCATCTACGTCTGTTGGTTTGTACCGTAGTACAGCGGTAGAGCTTAGATTGGCATTCTTGAATTCTTGCTCATGGCCTTCGTCCTGACCTTCGGCAATCAGCCATTTTGCCTTTGGAGCAAGGGCGATAGACTCAGTGATTGAGGTATGCCAGAAATTAACCATTCTCTGACTGTCCATTCCTGGACGAACCATGCCTTGACGGAGAATCTTGTTATCAATCTTGGTGTTTGTCCAGTAAACAGGCACTACAGGTATCCATCTCCAAGGCAGTACTTTCTCTTCGAGTACATCAAGGGAAGTCTGTTTGCGCCATTTCACTATGCGCTTTTGGCTATCACGATCACCAATGATCTGTACTCCGTGCATATCAAGCAGCCTTTGTGGGGGCATTTCATCTTCAAACACTGAATTTCCATCCGATAGCTTGACTAGCTTCATCGGCTTTCGGTCTACGTAGAAATACTCAGCTATGCGAATCTCATACTTATTCACCCACTCAGGGTTATTGTCGCCTGTGTTGTCCTCACTGAAACTAATAGCGTCTGCGCCAGGGTAGAGCTTCTTAAATTCCGTCTTTTTCATCAAGTCTGTAATCAAACACTTTTCCTGATCTGAGCCATCTGGAAGGCGGGATGCGGGGTCGAAATAGACCGAGAATGGGTTGTCTACCGAGTCAATGAATATATCCTGATCGAAGCTATCTTCCCGTACATAGTCATTACGGATGCGCCAATATCCCCAGCCCATAGTAGCAGCGAAGTCGAACGCTATGTCATAGGCGTTGTCTGCATCAGAATTAACTTCGAAGTGACGCATTAGGCCGGTAATTACCTTGGCTGTCTTTGGGTCTGCGAAGTCGTCGACAGGGTGAACTTTGATGCGAGGGCGTTGCTGGCGTTGTCCGTTTGTTACTTGGCGGATATATGAATCCATCTCGTTGATGGTAAGCTGTGGTCGGTCTAATCCTCGGCTGGCGATTGCGTATTGAGGCCATTGCTCACCGTATCGGAACTTAAGGTCTGTTAGAGCAAGGGCGCGTTGATTCTCGTCAGCCTCATTGCTCATTCTCATGAATTCGATTGCGTCATCTACATCAGCCATGATTATTCCCTATCCTTAAATGGTCGTCCCAGCTTCTTCTTAATGCGTATTATCTCCCTTTTTTCTTGTTTTTGTTGTATTTTTACAACATTAACACCACGTACCTCGTCTATCTCTTCTTGGGAAAACTTTGATTCTTTGTAGAGGGCTTTTATTGCCCATTTAGGTATGAAGGTCATTTCACGTTTAAAGCAATAATTGGGGGCGTAGTTGCCCACTCCATAAACTCTTTTGGTGGAACTTCAGTCCATCCGGCAGCATGAAACATCTCACAGTAAACATGATACGCATGGGCTATTTCATCATCCAAATGAGAACTGAACTCTGAAGGATAAGCATGGCGCAGCTTCTTTATGGTCTTAGACTCGTAATCTCTCATCCCATCCACCCTTGCTTACGTGAGAAGTCATCCAGACTAAGCCTTAAATCCTCTATCGTGAAGTTTTCTTCTTTTAGTTCTGGGTGCTCGACTGTGCTGATATTTTCAATATTATGAGTTGACGCATATTCACGCTTAATAATATAAGTAGTCAGTAATGCTCTGAGGTTGTCAGTCATCCCATCCACCCCCCAACGTAGTCTTGCTCTGATTGCACTTTGGCTTTCCTTGGTTTAACTATTCCAGGGAATATCTCAGTAAGCGCCCAAACTAGCGCATCTGCCCTATTTGGGGACCCTGCGCCGATATATCCCATAGTTGAAAATGATGTTAACTCATCCTCTAAATCTCTAAAATACCCGACATGCCTGATCTTGCCTTGCTCATACAGTGACGAGAATGGCTCTGCTCGTACTACCTTACCTCGGCTTGCAGTAACAGACTTGTACGGGGTTCTAGGTCTTGCGGTCTTTATGGTCATTTCAACCATCGCCCCCCCATAATTCTGCTCACCCACAATAATATCCGCTTCATGGCGTTCGTAGGCTGTTGTAGCTATATTTCCCCATGTTGATGGACCAGCTTTAACCGTGCAGTCTTCCAGTACATAAGCGTTACCATCTGTACCTAATCCAGCCACTATGATACCGATTGCGTCATTGTCAGCGTTGTCAACATCACCACTACCAGATGGGTCAACAGCTACCACTATCCTCTGCATATCAGGCAGCACGCCATCCATGTGCCGCCATTTGTCGATAGTTTCATCAGTGAATAGCCCATTTGGATTTTCGTCTGTAAATTCCCCAAGCAAGAACCGTTTTTGCAACCTAGCCGATAACCCCTTCAATGTATCAATGTAGCTCTTTGGAAGGTTATCTTCATTATCTTGCGGGTTCATCTGCAAGTAACCAAATATCTCTTTGTGATTCGGTATCGGCATCTTGGTATCTGGGTCTATCCCCTGTACGAATACCTTATATGTCCAATGCCCCTTTCCTGGGGGGTTGCAGTCGTAGAACATCTTCAATGGTAATGGAAACGGTTCTTTACCCTCGATCTCACACAAACAGACTTGGGCAAGGCGAGTAACAGCCAAGTCCCTTGAAGCCTTTGGTATCTGTGAACACTCGTTAAGGTAGATGGTGGCGAACTCTTGCCCTAATATCTTTTCTGTGCGCTCTTTGTCATCTAGTCCGCCTATCCATATCTCAGATTGATTAGGGAAGTAAACAATACCCTTTTGTTTATCTATACTAACCACTACATCAGGAAAGCACAGCTTCATCACTTTAGGTAGGGTATCCATCAGGATTGAGGCTACCGCAGCGTTATACCTAAACCTGAGAATTGCGTGTCTACTTCCCGGTGCCTTAATCGCCCTTACGCATATCCGGCGAACAATAACAAACGTCTTGCCGCTTCTTGACCCGCCAAACAACATAACATGCTGAAGTATGCCATTTAGAAGCTCATTAGCCTTTAGCTGACGATCTGTTAGCTTCATCCGTCAATGTCTGATTCCAGAAGTCCAACCAGGAAAGGTTTATTGTTTAGGTTTCCGTGCTCGATGTTGGCTAGCTTGGGATGTACATAAGGAGCCGCGCCCTTTGCTGCATCCATGCGGGCAGAAGTCTCTAAAGACTCGTCCCGCATTACCTTAAGCATAAATTGAAGCGGAGTTTCGCCAGACTGCTCAACCTGTAGTTGGAGTTTTCTGGTTACTTTATTTCTTGATCCTGCTGGTCTAGCCATGATATTTGTTGTTTATTTGCAACTTTTTGAGTTTGTTGTATTTTTGCAACAAGTTATAATGAGCGTTCATCAATGAAACAAACGTCAGATTCCTGAAGAATTAGATATTCTTGCCCGTCTTCTATCACTTTGGGGAATTTAATGCAACCTAATCCCTTGCCGCCGTATAGGACATTATCCCCAACCTTTGATACTAATGGAATGAGCTTGCCTTTCTTGGAGAGCTTACCTGGTCCTACTGCCATAACCTCACCAAATGCCCCCCAACTGTTCTGATCTGAGTCACTGATAATTACGGTTAATACTTTGGAGTGTTTCCTTGCTTGTGGCTTTACCAATACATAGTCTTGTAGGGGGCGGAATTTAGGCATTATTCGACAATTTTCAGATAAAACTTTATTCCATCTTGGTTTGTGTACAAATATCGTATATCAGCAAGGCTATCAATACGCTCGTATTGTCCTGTCTCGATATGCTTGCTTGGAGTCTTCTCTTCAATCAACTTAGCCATATCCATAGCCCAAAGCAAAAGAGCGGAGTTATCCCACTTCCTTACATCTTGGGTGGAGATTAGCTTTATTACTAGGTCAATGTCTTGCACAGTTACCTCTATGGTTTGCCGTTAGGCGAATAAGTTGGTGCGCAATTTGCGGCTTGTGGTTCGATTCCACCCGCTATCCCTTGCAGCTTATGTCAGGACGGTAGCCGGATACTCCGCCCGTGTAGCCATAACGTCTTATGGCGATATGCGTAAACACCAACACAACTAAGCACTGCTCGGGAGCTACCCTTAAAACCAGCTTCGCGACCTGATTAAAGTCAATGCTTATGTGTCTTGATGCACCAACATACTGCCATAAATACAGCTAATTATCAAGCATTTCCTGCATTATCATCTGGGTCACGGTGTACCCATACCAATTCATCATCGTCAGCAGGATATGGTTTGCACCAGCAGTCTACACTGGATATATGTTCGCGCTTCTTTTCTGGAATCAAGTCGTAATAATGAGTGCGTTCTGCTGGCTTGTACAGGTCATCAGTCATTTCGGCAGTTTCTCCCAAGTCCAAGTTTGTAGCTTAATTGATACAGTCACCATGTCAACAGAAGTCTTGAACGCGGCTTTGTAGTCCTCTTCATTCAGTTCGGACTCAAGTTGACGGGTTAGCTGGTGTTGCTTTATGGTTAGTTCGGCCCAGTCCATAATCAACGACCAATGCGCCGAAATGAACCATCTGCGGCTACGATGTAATCAGTACCAGCCTTTCGAAGGATTCTGCATGGAGTTAATCCGCTATTCTTCAGCCACTTAATTGCAAGCTGCAATTTCTTCTTTGCTATCCAATTTCTCATTTCTTCTCCAATGCTTTAAGTTGTTAAGCTTTATTGAATAACTCAGCTTGCAGGTCTTTTAGCGCTTGCTCTTTGTCTCTAAGCTCAAACATAGCCTTGTACGCTTTCCTAATCGGCGTTATCGCTACTACTTCTTGCAAGTACTTTATCCGTTCTTTAAGTTCTTTCTCTGTTTGTTTCACCCTAGAATCCCTTATGGTGGACAGACCTAGACTTATCCCTAGGCCTTCACAGTTAATCCCTCACGGAGCCACTGACCCGACAGCCTTACGTAGTGAACCTGCTATCTTCGACGGGTTCATGCGCTATTGCATCTACTTATCCCCACAGTGCGCTTTCAGTATTAACCGCTGCCGTTTACCCTGACCAGTTAATCCGACTAGCCACCAAAGCAAAAGGCCTTATCTGCTCATGCTTTCGGTGCGCACACACCGCCCTTTCGGGGAAAAGCATGATGAGATAAGGCCTTCATCGTACAGAGTGTGCGCTCTAGTAACGTCATTATTAAACAATTTCATAATTAGCGCAACCATTATTACTTTTCCAGCGCCTTAAGTTTAGCTTTGTACTCGGCTTTTATCGCTTTCAGCGCATCAATTGAATAATGCTTGGCTTCATGGTTTGATTCTAGCCAGTCAACATACTCTAGTCCGTAACGTTGAATAAGCCCATTCCTGTAGGCCAGGATGTTACCGTGCAAATGGGTGTTGCATCGTTCGCATTGTAAATGGCAATTTTTCTCTTCAAATCGCAATTCTGGCGTACTTCCGACAGATCGAAAATGTCCGCCGTTCTCTTTACCCGTATGGCTTCCGCAACTGATACAACCGTAACCGAATTGCTTGTCTCTTGCTCTGATAAATGCGTTAAACGCTGTCTGTGCTTCTCTCGCCCAATCCCCACGACTCTTTAACCTTTCCTTTGCTGTGCGCAGTTCTGCGCGGTCTTTCTTTGTCCTTGATACCTTTGCCGCCTCAATAGCACATTCAATGCTGCATCGGCTTTGTAGTGGCTTGGCAGGGGTGAATTTTACACCACATTGCTTGCACTTCTTCTGCTTTGCGGCCTTCTGGGATATTGGGCGGGCACAAATCATGCTGTAATGGCTTGCAAAGCCTTCCATGCCTTGTCTGCCAGAAATACAGCATCCTCGACAGGCGGATTATTAAGCAATGCGTGCTGTCCGGTTGAGCAAGCTCCATCGTATTCCATCACAGCCCAAGATGCCAAAAAGGTAGCGATGTAGTGCGCTTTGAATTGTTCTTCGTTCATTTCAGCCTTTCAGGATAAACGCACTCAGTATCACCCTTAACATACCTACCCCTCTCTTCTGCTGTTCTGGCCTTGGAGCAGGATTTATAACCCATCTGGCGCATCTGTTCATCACCTTTTGAGGTTCCTACTACGGTATGTGGGCAGTCTCTGCATTTCATAATTAGTGCCGAGTCAGCAGGCTACCACCTCGGCGTATGGTTTAGTTATCCTGGTTTGTGGGTGCTCAAGACCACTTACCCTGCGCCTGCTAGGCAGTTTCCTTTACCTGCCGTCGATTGTGTGGGCGGTAGGCATAATTTTATTGATCGCTTAATTTCAACATAACAACATCCACCGACGCATCATCGAACTTGTTCCGGTACGCCTCGCTGTATTCGTGCTTCATTCCTTCCACAAGCGTTTTGCCTTTGTTTGAGGCTGGAAGTATGGCAACTAGCCGTCCTCCAGCAGATAACATCTTAGCTGCGCTTTTGACGTGTTCGGCACCCCTTCCGGAACTAAATGGCGGATTCATCACGATTCTGTCATATCTGTTTGTCACTGTCCCGCTGTACCAGATAAACTCAGCGCAGATTGTGTCGTACCCTTTAACTTTCAGAACTGCGCAATGCAGCGGCGAAACTTCGATGCAGGTAGTTTGGTCGTGCGGCATAAAGTCTGCAATCCCTCCCTGTCCGGCGCTCGGCTCTAGGCAAACATGATGCGGCTCGATTTCTGCCAACGCCACAGCAATCTCGGCAAGCTCTGGCGGGGTCGGGTAAAACTGGTGGCTCTTTTGTTCTGGTATCCGCCCAGAACGTGAAAGCTCTTTCAGTACAGGCATTATTGCGTAATCAAATTCCCAAATGCCCTTGCTTGTTTCTGCCCCGCCAAGTCGCTCCATAATCGCAACTGTCGGCGCTAACGGAGGCTCTTTGTGCTGGTATTCCAACTGGTTAGGATAGGTCTTTGAGTGATACGGCACACCTCGCTCAAGGTCTTTTATCACCTCGAAGCTCACTAGGTCGTGGTGTAGCTTGTATTCCTTGGCCTTGCTTGGCTTCTTTGTGCGGAATTCTGCCGGTATCGCCATTGGGTGTAGGTGTGCCAGAACTTTGTTGAGCTGCCACGCAATGTCAGGGTGAACTTCCATGTGCGCGGTGCCTTTTTTGTACAGGCGAATCTTAAAAGCTCCACCGTCAAACTCGTTCCATTGACCATCAAAATCACACGCATCTAAGTCGTAATAGGTGCTGTTTGAATTCTTAACTTCGCGCCCCATGAATTTCCCGATTACGCAGCGCAGGTCATGTATGTAGTTCGCTCGCCTAGATTCAATATGCCCGTATGAGAGCATATATCCAATAATAAACCGCTTTCCGAATGCCTCCGGCCTGTTGGTCAGGTGTTCATCAGACAGGGCTTTGAATAGGCCGTCCACCCGCTCCGCCATGAATGTGGCGCGGTTGTTCAGAAGCTGGATAAGGGTTTGCTTTACGCTCTGATACTCAAACGGCGGGGTTTTGTGTTTGCTTATTTGTTCATGCCATTCATTGCGCTTATTTGCTGGCATGTACTCCAGCACATCAGTCAGCATCATGGCGCGTTGCCAGTAGTCGGCATCCAATGCCTTAATGGCAGGTTCAAGTTGGAACACGTCACCAACACTTGCCACCGATCTACTACCCACGGCAGCGGCCTCGAAGAAGTAATTCATCTGCTTCGCGTCATTGGCGAAGTTGGATATATGCTCAATACCTTCCTTGTTCTGCTTGTACGATGCAAATAACGCATCAAGCGGATGGTGTAGCGATACTGCGCGGTCATCGGTGAATAATAAAACTTCTTGCATGGTATCCTCTAAGACGTTTGGTTGAGTGGTGTCGGCTCCATCCTGTTAGAGCAGGCTGGACTTACCCGCGCACTCCTGCACAACCGACAGAAAGAATTCTACAGCCTTTACTTCCGCTCCGCAATCGGTTCCCATCTTTTATTCTGCCCATCTTTGAATATCGGCGTGATGTTTTTCAATGCGGCCGCAGCCATGAGCCATTCCATCCAGAGCGCGAATTTCTTCTTTCCGAACTGGCTTGTCTTGCGGCCGAGCATAACAATCCCGCCATCAAATCCCGCAGCAATGCGCGGCTCGGTTTCATTCTCAAATGCGGCGGTCAATATATCCTTGTACTCATCCGATGTGAGCTTGCACATTACCCCGTTCACCGGCCATTCCAGTTGTTGAGAGAATCCCTCAAGGTACGGCCATTGATAGGCATTCTGATCTAGCGTGCGTCCTGGCGGTTCAATCTTGCAAACGTAGCCATCAGGAGCAAGATGGCACTGCGCAGCGGCTAGGCGGCGGGCGGTTGTGTGAACTAAAAAATATACTCTCTTGTCTGTCATAGCAAAAACCCTCTGCTTTGCATGAAGTCTATTGGATGCTTTGCATGTTTTTCAAGGTTGCAAGTAGGGCATAGCAACTGAATATTACTGTCAGCATTTGCGCCATCAAGTGCTAAAGGCATGATGTGATCAAGATGGTATTTCTCCAGCCTTGCATGACAGCACGCACATTTTCCTTTTTGCAACTCGAATAATCTATATCCCAAGTCCTTTGATAACTTGCCTTTCTCCCGTGCGCGTCGATTTTGACGACCCATACGGCCAGTGTATCTAGCTTTCTCTATATTTGCGATGCGCCAAGCTGCGTTATAAGCTACTTTTTTCTCTAGGTTCGCTTTGCTCCACGCGGCACTTGTAGCATTTGCTTTTTCTTTATTTAATTTATGCCATGAAACATTTGCTGCCTTGACTTTTTCTGGGTTAGATTTTCTCCAATTAGATATAATTTCTTTTTGTCTTTCTGGATTATTCTTTCGCCACTCAGCAGATGATTCATTCGCTTTATATATGTTGGCAGAACGCCACTCCAAAGATTTTTCACGACTGCATTGAGCGCAGCGTCCGCATTTATATCGTTCAGTAGAACCGCATTTTTTGCAAGGTTTCATTTGATACCCCTAACAGTAATTTGATGGTGTCGGTAATCGCTTCCGGTTAGGCGGAGGAAAGGCTGCGCAGCCCTGTCCCGACAAAATAATTATACCATTACCAAAGAAAGAAAACGCGCTTATCGATGATCTCGGGCATCTTGTTCTTTCTTTGGTGGTGGGTTGGGGGGCATTTCGGTAAGTTCGTTTCTGTGCTTTCCGCATGTGCGCAAATAATCATCACAGTCATCGTCTCCGGAGAATGTAACAAATCCACCTTTGATTGGCGTACCGCATGATGCGTGTTGCGTGCATCCTTCCACATCGCACAACTCGTCAAATCCCTCTGTCATTCTGCACTTTGGGCAGGCGATCAGAACATCATCATCACGGAACGGACTTGTTGCCTGGAGAAACTCACCGTCAACGAATGTATGTCCGCAACACTGGCAAGACCATTTAGAATCACGTTCCTTTCTCACTTCCCCTACCCTCCCATATCGGCTGAATTGATCTTAGCTCCAAGCTTCAAGATATACACAGCTTCTTTTTCAGGCGCTCCCCATTCGATAATTCCCAGACCTGATTCTAGTCCGTTAAACTCGATAAGCATTTGCGGAGCATCTTTACTGTATCCGTTACGAAACAATATTGCATCGTATTTCTTCTTTTTGTTCAACAGGCGCTTGTGCCAGTACGGTTTCATCTCGCGATATTCCTCGCGCTTGATTCCGCTTTTAATCATGTCAAACCATCGCTTTTTCAGCGTCAAGTGCAGAATGTTCATTTTGATACCCCCTTGATCTTAGCTTCGTATCCCAGAATCAAATTGTGCAGAAACTCGATTCTTTCCAAGTTGCGCACTGAAACTGCCATACTCAATTCAGCGAGAGCATTGGATTTAAGTGTTTCGTAGTGGGCGATTTCAGCATCATTCATTTTTTTCACCGTTACACAATGGGAATGGTAGCCCGCGCTTTGATGCTGTTACCGCTTCAATTACACGTACCTTATTCCACGGATAACCTGGTTGTGGTTTTGGATACTCAATCTTTCCTGTACGTTTCAACCGATCAAGTGTCTCGGCAAGTGACTGATGCTCGCTTGCAGAAAAGCATGTGAAAGATGGATTTTTGCGTAACACTTCCAGCACATAGTCGTCGTTCTTGCGCTGCTTTGGCGGTATATCATCCAGTGCGCTTGCAAAGCTACAGATTATCGCTTTCATTTTCAAATCTCCTTGCACTTCTTGCGCGGATTGTCGA